CCGGGCGTGCTCAGCTTGGGGCACGAGACGATCGCGTGGGCCGAACGGTGGCTGATCCAGCCCAACGGCCCGCACGCTGGCCGGCCGTGGCGGTTCACCGCCCGCCAGAAGCGGTTCCTGCTGCACTGGTACGAGCTCGACGAGTCCGGCGGCTGGAAGTACCACCACGGCGTGCGGCGGCTGGCCAAGGGGTCAGGCAAGAGCCCGTTCGCGGCGGCGTTGAGCCTGATCGAGTTCTGTGCCCACTGCCGTCTCGAGCGGATCGTGGACCCCGAGCATCCTGACCCTCGCCGGCGGGTGTCAGCCCAGCCGGTCGCGATGCCGTGGGTGCAGATCGCCGCGACGGCCGAGTCTCAGACCAAGAACACGATGCGGATGGTCCGCGCGTTCGCCGCCAAGGGATCGAAGGTCGTCGCGGCCCACGCTCTGGACCCGGGCAAGACCGTCTACTACCGCCAGCCCGAAGGCACGCTGGAGGTCATCACGTCGTCGGCGACCGCGGCCGAGGGCGCCGAGACGTCGCACGCGACCGGGGACGAGACCGAGCATTGGCGGCCGTCCAACGGCGGGGTCGACCTGGCCGACACGCTGGGCGACAACCTGGCCAAGTCCGGGTCGCGGATGGTCGAGACCTGCAACTCGTGGGTGCCAGGCGACGAGTCCGTCGCTGAGGCGACGTGGGACGCCTGGGTGGCCCAGGAGGAGGGTCGGGTCCGCACCGACACCAAGATCCTCTACGACGCGGTCGTTGCGCCGCCCGACACCGACATGGCCGACCGGGCGTCGCTGTACCGCTCGCTCGAGCACGTGTACGCGGACTGCCCGTGGATGAACCTGCCGGTGATCGCAAACAAGATCTGGGATCTGCGGTCCAAGCCCGACGAGTCCTCACGCAAGTACCTCAACCGGCCGACCGCGCCGCTGGACGCCTGGACGACCAAGGAAGCGTGGGACGTCCTGGCCGACCCGAGGCTCACCGTCGACGACGCCGAGGAGATCGTGGCGTTCTTCGACGGGTCGAAGTCTGACGACGCGACGGCGCTGGTCGGCTGCCGGGTGTCCGACGGGCACGTGTTCAAGGTCGGCGTGTGGGAAGCGCCGGCAGGGCCGTCCGGCGAGCGGTGGGAGGTCCCCGTCGTCGAGGTCGACCAGACCGTGGACCTGATGTTCGAGCGCTGGACGGTGCGCGCGTTCTTCGGCGACGTACGCGAATGGGAGAGCTTCGTGCACACGGCCTGGCCGGCACGGCACGGCGAGGGTCTGCTGCTGTGGGCGCACAAGGCCGGCCGCAACGCCTCCCCGATCGCCTGGGACATGCGGTCGCACACGATGGACTTCACACGCGCGGCCGAGGCCACCCTGACCGACATCATCGACGGCGAGATCAGCCACGACGGGGATGCGGCGGTGGCTCGGCACGTCGTCAACGCGCGTCGGCGCCCCAACCGGTGGGGCACGTCGATCGGCAAAGAGTCGCGCGCCTCGGCCCGCAAGATCGACGGGGCCGTGTGTGTGATCGGTGCCCGGATGGTCCGCCGGTTCCTGCTCGCCTCACCCGAGTGGGCCGAGCACAACAAGTCCAAGTCCGCCCGAGTGTGGGGGTACTGATGCCGCTGTCGCCGTCAGACGCCCGCGAGATCGTCGCCCGCTACCTGCCGGCCTGGCGGTCCAACTTCACCGACATCGACCGTATCGACCGCTGGTCACGTGGCCGTAACCAGCCACCGAACCTGCCGCGCGGGGCCACGATGGAGTACCGCGAGCTCCAGGACCGCTCTCCCACACCGTGGCTGGGGCTGGTGGTCACCGCCGTCGCCCAGTCGCTGTACGTCGACGGCTACCACCGCAAGGACAACCCCGAGGACTCGGACGGCTGGGACGTCTGGCAGGCCAACGCGCTGGACGCCCGCCAGGTCGCGGTGCACCGTGCTGCGCTGGCGCACGGGCTGTCGTACATGACGGTCATGCCTGGCAGCTTGCAGGGCCGGGTGATGCCGGTCCTGCGGGGCGTGTCCGCCCGCAAGATGATCGCGCTGTACGCCGACCCGGCCGAAGACGAGTGGCCGATGTACGCCCTGCGGGGCGAGCACACCAAGCTGGCCGGCGTCAAGGGGTTGCGGCTGCGCCTGTACGACAACGAGGCCGTCTACACCTTCGACGCGATCGACGGGTCGGACTCGCCGACGTTCATCACCTTCGACGAGCATCCGGCGCAGGTCTGCCCGGTCGTGCGCTTCGCGAACATGCTCGACCTCGAGGGACGCACCCCCGGCGAGGTCGAGCCGTTCATCCCGCTGGCGGCCCGCATCGACCAGGACACCTTCGACCGGCTGATCGTGCAACGGTTCGGGTCGTGGAAGGTCCGCTACATCGCCGGGATGGCCAAGCCCGAGACCGACTCCGAGAAGCGTGCGGCCGAGCTCAAACTGCGGGTCACGGACCTGCTGGTGTCCGAGGACAAGGACACGAAGTTCGGGACGTTGGATGCGACCCCGTTGGATGGCTACATCGCGGCCCGTGACTCCGACATCCGCGACCTGGCTGCGGTCACCCAGACGCCCCCCCATCATCTGCTGGGCCAGATGGCAAACCTGTCGGCCGAGGCGCTCGCCGCCGCCGAGGCGTCCCTGACCCGCAAGGTCGAGGAACGCAAGCACGTGTTCGGGGAGTCGCACGAGCAGGCGCTACGGCTGGCGCAGTATCTGCGTGGCGACGTCGATGGTGCGGCCGACTTCGCTTCGCAGGTGCGGTGGCGCGACATGGAGTCGCGGTCGCTGGCCCAGGCCGCTGATGCGCTGGGCAAGCTCGCCCAGATGCTCAACGTGCCGGTGCAGATGCTGTGGGAGAAGATCCCCGGGTTCACCAAGACGGACGTGGAGCGGGCCAAGCAGATGTTCGCCGAAGGGGATGCGCTCGACGCGCTGATCCGCAGCCTGGCCGAGGCAGGCGAACCGGGCCCGGGCGAGCCCGGCTGATGGCCTCGACAGCCGCAGGCCGGCAACTGACCGAACGTCACCGGCTCTCCCAGGTCCGCGTGGCGGCCGCCGTCGTTGCCCAGATCCGGCAACTGTTCGGCCTGCTGGGCCCCGACACGCTGGCCGACAACTCGCCGGCGTTCGTGGACGCTGCCGTGACGTTGATCGCCCACCAGCACGGCGTGTCGGTTGCGCTGGCCCGCGGCTACTACCGCACGTTTCGTGCGGTCGAGGCCGGCGCCGGCGCGACCGCGATCCTGCCCACACCGGGGCTGGACCTGGACCGGGTCCGCACCTCGCTGGCCGTCACCGGCCCGATCAAGATCAAGCAGGGCATGGCCGCCGGCCGCACCTTCGAGCGGGCATCACTGTCCGCGCTGACCGCGGCCGCGGGTGCGGCCTCCCGCCACGTCCTGGGCGGCGGCCGCGACATGCTCACCGGCGCGATCCGCTCAGACCGTCGCGCGCTGGGCTACGCCCGTGCCACATCGGGCCGCCCGTGCGCGTTCTGCGCGTTGCTGGCCGGCCGCGGCCCCACCTTCAGCGACGAGGCCAGCGCCGGGTTCCAGGCCCACGACGCCTGCGCGTGTGTGCCCGAGCCGGTCTACCGCGCTGACGCACCGTTCCCCGGCGAACGGTTCGCTGCCCTCTACCAGGAGCAGACCGCAGGCTCATCCGATCCGCTCAACGCTTTCCGGCGTGCCTACGAGGCCGCCGGCTGAACGACTCCGCACCAACACTGGTGCGGACCGCGCCGCAGCCCGCACGGGCCACGGCCATCCCGCACGGGAGACCTGACGATGACCGCCACACCTGCCGCACGGCACCGCCGCTTCATCACCGACCCCATCACCTCACGGATCTACCCCGTCCCCGCCGGCGGATCCACCAACGACCCGCCACCTGAGCCGCCCAAGCCGCCAGGCGAGCCCGACCCGCCCAAGCCGCCCGACCCGCCAGGTGAGGCGACGGACTGGAAGGCCGAGGCACGCAAGTGGGAGAAGCGCGCCAAGGACAACTCGGACGCAGCCGCACGGCTCACCGAGCTCGAGGACGCGAACAAGACCGAGCTGCAGAAGGCCCAGGACGCCGCGGCGGCCGCCGAAAAGGCAAAGGCCGACGCTGAGTCGCGGGCGCTGCGCATCGAGGTCGCCACCAGCAAGGGCCTCACCGCCGGGCAGGCCAAGCGGCTGTCCGGAGCCACCCGCGAGGAACTCGAGGCTGACGCCGACGAGCTGCTCGCAGAGTTCGGTGGCACCGGCAAGCCCGGCCCGCCACCGTCCGGCAAGCCGACCCCGAACCCATCCGGGGGACGCGACCCCGAGACCGAACCCGAGGAGATGGACCCGCTCAAGCTCGCGGCGAAGGTGCCGCGGATCTAGCCACCTGCCCGTACGGGCCATGGGTGGCATCACCACACCAACCAAGGAGAGCCTTCCATGGACAACACATTCCTCAAGCCATCCGTGATCGCCCGCACGGCGATCGGGCTGCTGTTCCGCGAGCTCGTGGTCGCCCGCACCATCTGGACCGATGCGGTCGACCCGGGCGAGTTCGCAGGAGCCCTCAACGACACGGTCAACATGCGGGTCCCGGCCCGCCGGACCGCCCGCACCCGCACCCTGCGGGGCGGCACACCGATCACGAACGACGAGTCGGTCGAGTTCGCGGTGCCCGTCAAGCTCGGCACCGACGTGTACAACGGCGCACCGATCACCGACGAGGAACTCACCCTCGACATCTCCAACTTCGGGCTGCAGATCCTGCTGCCCCAGATCCAGTCCGTCGCCGAGGGCATCGAGGACATCGCCGCGTCGGCGATCACCGGTGCCACCTACGACGAGGTCCTGGACATCGACGACGCCGACCCGTACCTGACTCTGGTCGACGCCCGCAAGAAGCTCAACGACAGCAACGTGCCCAAGGCCAGCAGGTCCCTGCTGGTCGGGTCCGCGGTCGAGGCGCTGCTGCTCAAGTCCGACCGGTTCGTGAAGGTCGACAACGCAGGGGCCGCCGCGGTCGACGCGTTCACCGAGGCGCAGATCGGCCGGATCGCCGGTTTCAACGTGTTCCAGGCCAACGCGATCCCCGAAGACGAGGCCTACGCCTACCACCGCACCGCGTACGTGCTCGCTGCGCGCGCCCCGCGGGTCCCCCAGGGCGTGTCGTCCGGTGAGACCCGGACCGTCGACGAGGCCGGCGCCGTGCAGATGGGCGCCGCCGCCTCGTTCGGTGGCGTGGGGTGCCGCTGGATCATGGACTACGACTACACCACGACGACCGACCGGTCCCTGGTCAACTCCTGGGTCGGCACCGCAGTCGTCGAGGACGCCGACGACCCGACCGACCCCGACTCGACCACGTCCCTGGTCCGTGGCGTGAAGCTGGCGGTCTCGGGTTCGTGACCTGATCCGGCCAGGTCGGCGCTACACGGCGCCGACCGGGCCCGCGACAAGGAGCAGCGATGGCCAGCACCAACAGGTTGGCCCCCGAGTAGACGCACGAGCAGGT